TTGGCAATGTAAAAGATACTACCCCTTGGTGGGGGGACATGATTACCTATGGCGCAATTGCCTTGGCAATCATCGGAGTATGTTTTCTTCTCTGGTATACCGGAGTAGGCACTCTAATTAAAAAGGTGGTTTATTCATTAGGTTTGTTCATTCCTGATAAAAAGATTCAGCAAGCTAAGGTGCTAGCTGAGGCTAAGGATGATACAGACCCAACCACCATTCGTGAAGCAATAGCAGTGATGCGGGCATCTGATCCCGCCTTTGACGCTGCGTACAAGAAAGTGAGTAAATAATATGGCATCATTTCTAGGTTCAATCTGGTTCGCTCTTATGCTCTTTGCAGTAGGCTACATTGCTGGTTCTGTCGTACCAGTAAGCAAGCTTCCTGAGCTATTCAAGAAGAAGTGAATAAAGAACTAATTAACGAACTAAATAAAAGGCTTTTGGATTGTCTTATGGAAGATCTATATGATGATACAAAGCGCACACCCGGTTTGTACACCATTATTCGTGGTGTCATAAACGACAACCGAGAAGCTTTAGATGGAATACCTTCTTCATCTTTAGATACTTTAGAAGAAGCTATGAAGTCTAAAATGCCTTTTAAGTTTAAGTCAATTTAACCTATTGGGAGAGAAATCTCCCTTTAGGTTTTACTTACTGAAAGGAGCCAGAAATGGTTTGTAAGTATAAAAAATTAAGCGGAATTACAGGATATGGAAAAGGCTGTAGATGTAATCGCTGCATTAACGCAAAGAAAAAACAAAGTAAAAAGGATTATAATCCCGATTATCATAAACAATATACTAAAGCAAATACAAATAAAAAGAAACAGTATATTGAACAAAGACGAAACGAAAAAAGAGAATATATTAGAGAAATAAGAAAAGAGTGTTTTGATTGTGGTTGGAACATAGAACCTAATGTTTTAGAGTTTCACCATATAGCAATAAGCAAAGACAATGTAAAACTTGGTAGTTTACTTTCTTATAGTTCTATTGAAAGACTTAAAGAAGAAATAAACAAAGGTATTTTTCTTTGTCCTAACTGCCATAAACTAAGACACTACGATAAATTAACAGGTATTGTAGACACAACAAAACACGATTTAAGATAGCCTTTCAGTAATGGCCCTAGAATGCCCTAGGAACGATTCTTCGTTCTTTATGGGTGTATACCCGTTTTAAACCAAGAAAGCAATCCTAGGGCATCCTAGCGGCTTTAGAAAGGACGCAAAGCCATGAAGCCACCCCCAGAGGTCATAGACGACTTCCGTAATCATCTATATTTTTGTTTTAAGTATTTGGGCTTGGGTGAACCTACCCCACTCCAATATGCTATAGCCAATCGCCTACAGGACGGGCCTAATGATCACATCCTACAGGCAGGGCGTGGTGCTGGTAAGAGCGTAATTACGGCTTGCTATGTATCTTGGGTTCTACTACGGAATCCAAATACTACAATACTTGTACTTTCTGCCACAGCAGACAAGGCAATCAAGTTCGTATCCCAGACCAGAAACATCCTAACTCTAGTCCCATACATGGGAGCTTTGGAGCCACAGGAGTCCGATAAGGATAGTGCTTTTGGTTTTAATGTCAACAACAGAACTAAGTTCACTCAGGATCTATCCGTCACAGCAAGAGGCATTACCTCCCAGATCACAGGTCTACACGCAGACAAGATCATTGGTGACGATGTAGAGATCCCTGAGAACTCTGATAGCCCACAGGCTAGAGAGAAGCTATGGGAGCGTTGCCTTGAGCTTGAGAATGTCAAGAACAAAGGCGAGGACTGCTCCATCAGATTCCTTGGTACACCACAATCCAAGGATTCTGTATACAACAAACTAGGTGGTATCTACAAAATTATCAAGTTCCCCGCAGTAATGCCAGACTTGGATAATGCAGAGGATATTGAAGATGTTGATTCCTATGTGTTGCAATTGGGCTTGGAGTCGGGTTGTTCGACACAGCCAGAGCGATTCTCGGATGAAAAACTTGCTGAACTTGAAGCAAAGATTGGTCCTACAAATTTTGAACTCCACTATAAACTCAAAACTACAACAGCAGACAGCAAGAAATATCCCCTCCGATTGGAAGACCTCATCGTTATTGATGTCGATCCAGAAGTCTTTCCAGTAAAGATTGTCCATGCCAAGAGCGTGGTAAATAGACGAGTATCATCTTTCGGCATGAAGGGAGATCTTGTATATGAACCGATGCACATTGAGCCTAAGTTTGTCCCGTATTCACAGACTGTTATGTTTATCGACCCCTCCGGTAGAGGCGCGGATGAGACTGCGATTTGCGTTGCATCGTTCGCTCATGGCTATGTTGTCATCCATGAACTACTAGGTATTCAGGGTGGCTATGACATGCCTACCTTAAAGGAAATCTGCAAGTTGGTAAACCAATATGATATCAATCTTATTCGATATGAGTCGAACTATGGTGATGGTATGTTTGGAAAGATTCTTTCACCTGTTGTATCTCAACACTGTGGACAAGTTGCTATTGAAGAATATCGTGTATCTGGTCAAAAGGAAAAGAGAATTATCTCAACTTTAGAGCCAATCATTTCACAGCATCGTCTTGTCATGGATATCCAAGTATTAATGGATAAAGACAATCAAATACAAATCACTCGTATGCAAGAAAAGCGTGGAGCTTTGAAACACGATGACCGGGTGGATGTTCTTAGCGCAGCCGTATCCCACTGGACTGATGCATTGGCGGTCGATCCAGAGCGAGAGATGGTAATAAGACAAGAAGAAGATTACAGGAATAAAATAAAAGATTGGATGAGTAACAAGAGATCCCTAGGTTTACTAGGTGATAGAATTTCTGGAGCCATCCTACTAAACGGACAAGAACCAAAAGAAAAAAAGTTTGGTAAATCAATTTTAAACCGCAAAAGAAAATGAGTATAGTTATTGTAACAGGCTTAGGACCACGGACAGGAACATCCTTTGTAATGCAACAAGCAAAGCAAAAAGGAATACCTATACATGGTTATAAGTTTATACCTAACTTCACTGTTGAAGAACACAACATAGACGGATATTGGGAAACTCCTGTATACCACCCAACAATAGATAATTGTTTGGTTAAACTGTGGTATCCAGCCTATTTGAATGTTGATTCTAATAAAATAGCTGGTGTTATTGCACTAGATCGTAAAGATAAAATAGCACAACTTGCTAGTCTTTACAAAGTATTTAAAGATGAGTGTAGATTAAACAAGCAGTTATTAGAACTAGAATCTCCTTCTTCCTTATTACTTCCCTTTATAGAAAATACAGAACAGTGGTTATCATCACTGAATACTAAACAAATTATGAGAGTGTATACCGAAGATTTAACTTCTTCTATTGATAGTATTCTCTCATTTATAGAAAGAGGAATAACATGCCAGCATTCATAATGGGTGGATTGGCTTTGGCTTCTGGAATAATGGGTGCGTTTGGCGCATCAAGCAAAGCAAAAGCAGAGTCAATGGCTGCGGAAATCCAGCAGCGCAATGCTAACTTTCAGAACCAATGGCAGAAAGCAGCTCAAGATAGAAACGCAATGCGCCAATTTCAAGCAAGTCTTGAAAGAAATGTGCAAATTGAAAAGGCTGCTAATAAAGAAAGAGCCTTGGCTGAGTTGTATTTAGATAAAGGCTTTTCAAACCAGAAAAGCACACTAAGTAAACAAACAGCACAAGTAAATGCTCAGTTTTTATCAGCAACAACAAACAGAGGCATAGCACCAACAAGTGGAACAGCCAGAGCTTTGTTTAGACAAAACATTGAGTCATTAGGTAATAACATGGTTGCACTAAAGTTAAACCATAGAAGTGCTTATCAAGATATTGTAAACCAACAGCAAGCTCGTCTTGCTCAAAGAGCATCAACAATTGCTCCAGATCTTGGTGTATTTATTCCATCTAAGGGTGGTATTGCCGATAACTCTAGCGCAGCACTAACAACAGGCTTGATTCAAGCTGGTTTACAGGCCGCAGCTACTGGTATTGATTCATACATGAAATACGGAAATCCACCTTCAGGTCAAACAAACAATAGCAGTGTCGGAGGTCAGGCAACAACTACTAATAGTTATACTGGCTTTGGAAGCCCTGATTGGTCTGGCTATCCTACAATAGATTTAAGAGGAAAATAAATGGCTAAGAAAGATCTATACTCTTCTCTTAAACAAATAGCAACCGAAAGTGTTGGTTCCAAAAATCAAAACGATCAGGTTAATAAAGAGCTAATTGATAAACAAGATATTGCTTCTGTTTCTACCGTGGCTTCTTTAGCTGCAAAAATGTACCCAAACAACAAAGAAAAACAATTTGATTATTGGAAAAGAAATACCAATATCAATGGTTTATCTAATGAAGCTAGAAACACATATTGGAAAACTTATGAAAAGATGCACCCCAGAGGATTAGACGGGGCTAAGAGCGATTTCATAAATGTAACTCTTATTGAAATGGGATATATTAATGGTGTCTCAAATAAAGAGTTTTTCCTTCGTGATAAAGTAGCAAACTCTCCTGAGTGGGCGAGAGCAGTATTAGAACCAGAGTTAGCAAAACTTTCAACAACAGTTGCAAACGCCAATCTAAGCAAAGCAACTCAAGTATACAGCAAGTCTTTGCAGGAAAAACTAAATAAGTTTATAACAACAAATGAACTTGATCCAGATGTTTCAGTAGATCAGCATACTTCAGATCTTTTAAAACTAGAACAAATGAATTTGTTTGATGTATCAAGAGTTGTTAATGGACGCATTGGTGTCTATGATCAAAACAACACATTCCTTCCCGGCTTTGCTGTTGAAAAAAGATCCCAAATTTTTCCTAATGATGAGTTTGGTACACCTTCTTTTGCAGAGCAAGTTCTTGTAAGAGATGCTGCAATAGCTCCAGTTAAAGAAGCTATTGATACTAGAGTATCAGCACAGAGATCTCAAATCTCTATGCAAGAACGCCAAGCTGCAATGGAAGCTACTAATATGCTTGAACAGGGTAGCTTTACAATTGATAGATGGGGAGAAGCTTTCTCAATTAATCCAGAATCAAATCCCCAAGATCAGATTATGCGTGGTCTAAAAGGAGAGATTAATAGCAAAAGAATTACATCTGAACGGCAGTTGGCTGAAGCTATTTATACTGCTATGTCAAAATACCCAACAATGTTCGGAGATTTAAATAATGGCAATATCTGATAGAGAAGTACAGAAATCACTACAAAACATTTTAAGTGGCAATAAAGGTTTAGATCCCATTGATCAAACCATATTTGAAACAGGTCCAAGATCCGCTTTCACTCCTCCAGAAGTTGCTAACATTTACCAAGAAGGTCAGACTGTTTTTGCACAGCAGCCTATTGGTATTGAAGGAGCTGATATTGATTGGTATACTTTGGGTGAAAACGCTTCAAAGATTGCCTTAAATACTTATGGAAATGTTTTAGACTACTTGATTACTACAAAGAAAAACGGAGTAACAGAGTTAGCTAGTAAATATGAAAGTAAGTTAGATGAAATATACCGCACAAAAAGCACTGAATTATACGCAACTACCAAAGATAAAAGAATAAACGGATCTCAACTTGTAGATTCTATTAGTGGTGCGGTTGAGCAAACAAGAAAAGACTTTAAGACTGAAGCAATTAAAGTATTGGGAAGTGATCAATACTTTGCTGATGATTTAAACCTAGAAGGCATGGGCTTAGCTTATCAGGATCTTGCAGTAAACGCAAGACGGCAACTGCGTAATATCGACCAGATTGCTAATAGGTTGTTGTATGAGTCACAAAAAACAAGCAACGGCGTTACACGAAATGAAAATAATTGGGCAGCATGGAAGAATGGTATTGGCCCAAGAGATCCAAAGCTTCAGCCTTTAGTTACAATGGGAGCTTTGCCTGTATCATTAGATGAAAATAATATGCCAATGGTTGGTTTTACAAGAAACCCAGATGGCTCTTATGCTCAGATTTCTAAGTTAGATCCATTAACTGGTGAAAATAGAACAGCTGTTAATCAAGGTCCAGACGGAAACTGGTATATTAACTTTGAGAACCTAGATGTATTAGATACTAATGAACAGTTCAGTCTTCTTTATGATATGGATAACTTTGCTAATGGACCGAATAGCGCGATAACCAGTGCAACAGGAGAGTTTACAGTTGACACTGAGCGTATGATTAAAGCCATTGCCGAGGAAGAAACACCAAACGCAGGTCAAGCTGCTTGGGTTGCTACTGTTCTAGCTAAACTTCCAGATCATTTGGCTGAAAACGCAATTAGTCGTATTGAGGGTTTGTCTTCAGATCTTCAATTAAAACTATCAATGATGCGTATGCATGTAAAGAGTGGTTTTGATGTTAAGCAATTAGGTCAGATCACTGGTCTAAAAAGAGATGCATTGAAAAAAACTTTTGAAAGAGTTCAGCAACTTAGAGCTGGTACTACAATTTTCAATGCCGCTCAAAACCCACAAGATATAGCTAAGTATGAAGAGTTAGTTGGAGTAACTTACGCTTTACTAAAAAAGTTTGGGGCTGATATTGAAGAAGGAAGTCTTGAGCTTACAGCAAAGGCTGGTAACTTAATAGATGAAACTCCAAACATTTCTGCCGCTTCTTTATTGGCTGAAAATCCAGCACTAGTTCCTATCCTTGCTAGAGTTTCTGCTACATTAGAAAGCAATCCCGGTTTATATGGCGGCGATCCTGACGCTAGAAAACGAGCAACAGAAATGCTGCTTGATGAGCAAGTAAGAAGAGAGGGTTACATAGTAACTAAAAATCCAAATACAGGAATGCCTCTTATTCTTTATGCTCCTAACATGTCATACATGGAAAACTTAAAAGCATCTTTAGATAAAGCCTCAGAAACTGCTGGTCTACCAGAAGAAAAACGAGAGCTATTAAAAGATCCTACAGAAAAAGACAGAGCTTTAGTTAAAGCTCATATGTTTGGAAATAACTGGCTTAGTACTAATGTTGCTGTAAGTAAAGATTTTAAGAGCAGTGCAATAAATTTTGCTAGACAATTAAGTCCACAGGTTGATGTTGAAGTTCTTGAAGCTTTGCTTGATGGTGCTGTAAACACGACAAGAGATAGCAATGGAGCCAGAATTCAAACTTCAATTTCTGGTATTGATTTACTTCGTTTTACTATTGCTGCTTCTCCAACTGCAATGGAAAGAGCTACAGCAAAAGGCAAAAACGGTATTGTATTCGCAGAAGGATACACCCCATCTTTTGAAGCAAGAATGGCAGCAGCAAAAAAAGTATTTGAAGATCTGCCAGTTACTTCAGATAAAGGTGCAGTTCCTTGGTTTGATGCTGATTTCAATTATAGCCAAACAATGTATAATTTTATGGGAACACCTAGAGGTGGTCGCCCAATAAGAATTACAAAGTTAACTGGCTCTTCTGGTGTAGATTATATGGAAGTAATTACACCTAAAGGTTCACGACAGTTGGGTGCTATTACACCAATGACATCTAGTGGAACACCTCTATTATATATTCCACAAGAAACAGATCCTAGTGGTGGCAATAGAAAGAGTCTTGAAAAAGGAATGTCTAAATATTTAGAAGCTGAACGCGGTGTATATCCTTATACATTTGTTCCATTTGATTCTGCATCAGCTCCTAATGCTGGACCTATGCCATCAGATCAAGTTATTTATTCTGTTAATGAACCATACCTTCCAGTTAAGACAGCAGCTTTAGCAAATGTAAATAGCCCTCTAACTACATTTGAAGAAGCTAAAGCATTCTTTGCACAAAACAACACAGCATTCCATGACATTGTTATGTCAGACCCACAATTAAAAAAAGCCAAGAAGTTGGCGTGGGAAATTGCAAGAGATGCTGATGGCGTTCAAACATACGACGAAAACAAAGCACTATTTACTGATGCCAATTTAAAACAGTTGTTTGATAAAGCTGTTGCTAATGGTGCAAAAACAAATGTAGAATTTCTTGGTTATATTTTTAACGCTATGCGTATTTACCAAGATAATTCACAGTTAGATTTTGGCAGAAATATCAACATGGAAAGAGCTACTAAATCTTCTCCAGTTGATTTTATTGTTCAAAAGGGTGATAATAAAGGCTTAATTCTATATTCCGAAAAGAGCGAAAAATTTATTACTGGTGTTGAAGCTGGTCTTGCTAGTGGTTTTAATTTATACTACAAGAACGGACAATACTATATGCTTCGTTCTAAGGAAGCCAATAAAGATTATCGACTAGTGGTTGATTCTGCTACAGCCACAGACTCAGCTGAACTAGCTGGTCTAAAAGCAAAGCAAGAGAAAGCAAAGATTGCTAGATCTATTTTCTTTACGCAGCCTACTCCAGTAGCATCTGCTGAAGCCATTGAAGATTTGGCAAAGCCATCAACTATTCCACAAGAAAAACTTGCAACATTCCAGCAAGATTTTATGAGATATGTGTATGATAAAGATCTTACACGGAATCCAGATTTTAGGTATATTGATTGGCCCAAGTTATATGTAGATACTGGAAACTTTCCAAGTAATCCAGAAGAAGTACCTGAAGAATATTTCTTACCCGGACATTCTTCAATGCTACCTCTTAGAGCAAGAATTGCAATGCAAGGACGAGAACAGGGTTTTGTTGGACAAGGTATAGAAGAAACAATTAAAGAAAGAATACCTTCTGGTTCTAATGTAATGCCAGAATTAGCAGCAGCTCCTATGGTTATTGGGGCTGTTGAAGGTTTTGTTCGTGGTATTTATTCTAGTTTTGCTGATGCAAACAAAAGAGATATTCAAATCTTCAGAGAAAATAATGTAGACGCTGATCCACAAGATTGGTTAAATGCTATTTTTGGTACTGATGAGTTAGCTTTAATCCGCCGATCTTCTGGTACTACAGTATGGAATATTCCAGAACAAAACTTTAATGTTGTACACTACATTAAAAACTCTAATAACCCATACAATTCTGAATCTTCTTTTGGTTTAACTGAGCAATCTTGGAAAACCATCCAAGCTTCTACATTAACAAAACCAGAGTTAGAATATCAACTTAGAGTTATTGCTTCTCAAGAACCAAATAATACACAGACTGTTCGTAAAACCGATGGCTCGTTAGATTGGAATAAACCAACTAATGAAGAAGCGGCTAAGACAATGAATCAAGTTATTAGTCGGCTTAATCCAAATGAGTTTATTTTGGATGAAACAAGAGAAGTAAAACTTAAGGATGAAATCTTAGAAGCATACGCTCTTAAGAATAAAAAGACACCGGATGTTGATGCTGTACTAGCTCAAATTAAAGACCCAACAAAACTAACAAACCTAAAAAGAAACTATTTCCAAATGACTCTATATCCCGATGGATATATGAGCAAAACTCGTAAATCAACTAAACAAACAAGAATTGAAGCTATAGCAGAAATGCTACGGCTATAACCTATTCATGGCGCATAGCTCCCAGAAAGGACTGTAATGTTAAATTACTCAGAAGGATTTCCTATAGTTTCGGAGAAACCATCAGCTGGTCTTCTCCAACTAAATGCCTATAGACCAGCCCAAGTATTGGCTGCTTATGATGGTGATAACCTAGAGTTTCTAGATCCAGCGCGGCTTACTGATCCTCTTTCATATGTAAAAGGTGACATTAAGCAGGTCGAAACTTATAATCAGTTTTATGCTTTGACTCAGGCTTTAGGCGCATTAGAAGGAAATCTCACTGGCGTATCAGATGGTATTCTTGGTATTGCCAATGATCCTACTAAGGGTGCTGCATGGCGACAACTAATCGGTAAGGCTCCGCTATCCCCAATGCGCTATGGGGATAGCGAGCTTACCCCAGAAGCATTAGATGCAGATAGAAAAAATCTGAGCATGATGCTTGAAGCCGAGCAGCTACAAGATCTTAGTGGTTTACCTTATGATCAACTTACTGATCGACAGAAGCAAATTAGAGATATTTCTACAAAGCTATTGTACGCAGAAGCCCAAAGCAAAGCGGATCAAAAGCTAGGATTTAACTGGTTTGATCAGTTTGCTGCACAAGATTTATTTGGAATCACTAGTTCGTTGTCAGATACAGAGTTAGCTGGAGATACTAAGGATATTGAAAAGATTGTATCAAGACAAGACCCAAACTTTAAACCAGATAATTGGTTTGAAAGCAAGTTTTCAAATCCTATTGTAAATCAATACTTACTTGAAAACGGAATTGATTCTTCTTTTGTCAGCGATTCCCCAAATGCGGATCATGCTATGATGCGTATCATGCATCAACTAAATGTTACTGATATTCAGAAACGAATGGGTACATATAAACCAACAACACTAGACTATGCTCGTTTATTTAGAGATGGACTTGTTGGTGGAATGATTAATAGCCCTGATACTATTCCAAGTATTGCGGCTGAGTTATCATTAGTTGGTCTTTCAACAGCTATTGGATCTCTTGTTCCCGGTGCTGGTACTGCTGCTGGTCTTACTGCTGGTGTTATTGGAGCAGAAGCAGCAACTACAGCTTTGGGTGGAACATCTTTGTTTATGCGCTTAAAGCGAGTGTATGATTCTGCTTCTGTAACTGGTAAAGCCTTAAGAGCTACAGCATACACAACTGAAACACTTTATAAACTGCCTATTGGTATTATGCCTTCTTATGTCAGCAACTTTGGCTTGCTGCGTGGAGCAGCGGCATCGTTTACATTTGGCGCAGTACAAGGTGGCTTAGCTGAGTATGCTAGACAGCAGAGAGAAATTGCGTTTGGTGCAGCAACATTGTATGCTAATCCATACGCACTTACAGACTACAATGCTTCTTTGATTGCTACAACGGCATTAGAAGAAGGCTTGGCTTTTGGTGGTGTATTCGGTCTTGGTGGTGGTCTTCTCCGCAGTGGTATTGGTGCTGTAAGAAACAGACTACAGGGTGTAGAGATTGATTCTAATCGTGGCTTAAGAAACTCATTAGATAAGCGTCTTACCCTTGAAGGAACTCCACTAGGTAATACAATTGATAATATTTCTGGTCTTATGAAGAAGGCAGAAAAGCCAATCATTGATGCACCAGTTCCAGAAAAGCTTGCAAAAGAAGCAGCAATTGAGGGAACAGATGTAACAGCAGAAAAGATGGCTACTGCAACAGAAGCAAGAGTTGATCGTGTCGAAACAAGAGAAGCTCTTAACTCAGCTGAAGCAGCTAGAGCCACACCAGAAGATGTAGGAACACGCCGATATGAAAGTGAAACTACAGCAGAGTATATTGCCAGAGCTGCACCAAACCGTGTCTTTAGAAACATTCACGAAGTAATGACTGAACTTGCTCGGCGCACTAGCAATGAAGGTTCAGAGCGATTTATTGAAGCTGGTGAAGTCTTTGATCAAATGTCTGTATCAGATAAGATGCGTGTTTTGTTTGCTGGTAAAAAGTTTTTGGAAGACGCCAAGAAAGCGGAAACAGAAGCTGTAGGTTTACCAAAAGAACGAGAGCGTGTCTATGAAGAATTGGAAAGACAGCGCAAGGGAGAATTCTTTAGACTCCGTAAGCGTCTTGGCTCTGACCGCTACAAGGCACTAAAGGCAGAACTAGAAGGACTTAAAAAGAAATCTCAGCGTAATATTCCTGATTTGATTAAGGAAGCAAGAGATACAGCAAAGCCAGCAGCTGAAAGAAAAGTAGCAGCTGAAGAAGCAGCTAATAAGTTACTTGAAGCTATTGAGTCTGCCGCAACTTCTCTAGAAAGAGAAGCAACTGTAAAGGCTGGTATTCCAGCAGAAGCAACAGATGTTGTAGATGCAGCTATCTTAGAAGCTAAGCTTACTGGAGAAATCAGCGAAACAACTGAGAATGCCGTAAGAGATATTGCAGGAGCTAAAGAGCGTAAAGAAACAATCTTTAATGCGCTATCACTACAAATCAGAAACGCTATTAATATTGCTAAAGTAGACAAAGATAGAGTAGCTAAGATTAAATATATTAATGATAACAAAGCAGATGTATCAAATGCTTTTGTAGCTATTGTATCTGGTAGCAAAGATGCTGCCACAAAGTTTGCTAATTATGTTGATGATCTTGTAACTAACTCTTTAATTACAAGTGATGATCGCATTCTTTTATTTGCTTCTGTAGTTCACTTAAACTTTAGCGATGTTCCTTTCCTTGAGTTTGGTGTTGAGAAATTCACAACAGTTAAAACTGATCCAATTACTGGAACACAGTCAACAGTAAGTGACTCAGTAACAGTTGCTAAATGGCAACTAGATAAAAAGAAGATTACACTAAACGCAAACTTTGGTTACTTCTTGTCACCCAAAGCAAGATCAAAGCAGCGTATTTCTTCTATTCTTCACGAAATGGGTCATGCTTATTTCAAGTCAAGAGCAACAGGAAATATTTATTTAACTAATCTAAAGTTATATAACAAAGCTGTTTCATCTTTTGGTATGAGTTTAGTTCAAGAAAAAGGTTTTAAGTCTACTTTAAAGTTAGACGATCCTCTTTTAAATGAAAGATTCTTAAGCACCTATCATTTAATTAATGCTGAAGAATTCTTTGTACAAACTTTTTCAAAGGTATTACTAACAGAAGCTAAAACCATAATGCAGCAAATGAATCCAATTGATGTGTCTTGGACAAAATCAATTCTATTGGATATTCAGAAAGCTGTTTTAATTGCGACCAGAATTTTAAATAGCTCAGAGTTCTACGACACTGCTGGCGCGCTTGTTAAAGAAATCACAAATATCAATAAGCAGATGGCAGATCAAACACTATCAGTACATGAGCTTAATGAGGTCTTTGCTCGGTCTGCTCAGTTAACTGGTGGTTATACAAAGTTTGCTACCAATGCCCGTGACTTTGCTAAGATGATTCATAATAAAGGAATCAATGATAAGTACATGCTTACTAGAGGTGAGTATGAGTTCTTAGTAAATGGTCAGTACTTTGATCCCGCAATGATAGCTGCTATGGCTATTGTTAAGAGTCAAGGACTATCTGCTATTGATTCTGGCGGAAGACTAGGCAAGCATTTTAATATGTTTGTTGATGCTTATTCCGAATATAAGAAGACACAAACAAACTCTCTTCTTTATAAAGTTATGTACTTCTTTGAGTCTGCTAAAGATTATGACAGATTTTTAAAGATGACAACTGATGAAAGACTAAAGTACTTTAAAGACGAGTTCTTCTCAATCAGCGCTGAGCGTAGAAATATAGCATCTATTCCAGCTACCTATGAAGAACGCTCACTAAAGATTCTTGATGTCTTTGAAAAGAACGCAAAGAAAGAAAAGATTCCTGAAGGTAAGTATGATTATGCTTATCTAGTTACCACAGGCAAGCGTTTATTTGAAATCATGTCTGATCCTTTGTTTGAAAAGACTGTATATGGTGGTAAAGCAAAGCCAGTATTAGATCCTAAGTATGATTATGTTTCGTTCACAACTAAAGATTTAATGTCAGCAGAAGACAAAGCAAACTTACTACAGACTGTCAGTTCAAACGAATACTTTAATAATTCTGTTTTAGACTTGGTTAGAGATAGATTAGAAAAAAATGGTTTAAACGAAATGGCTAGTGTTACTAGCTTACTTGGTAGACATCTTTTTATTAAAGCGTTTACTGAGCCATCAAATAAAATCTTTGATATTTCTTTTAACACAATTCCACAAAAAGAATTGATGTTAAATACATTCTATTCTTCGCTTGTTGAAACACTAAGAACTAACCCACAAAGAACAATGACAAAGCAACAGCTAGTTGCTCTTTTGGGTAAAGCAAGTATTAAGCAAGAAGAAATTGAATGGACAGGCTTAAAAGAATATATCAATGGTTTACCTGAAAATGCTAAAGTAGATTTAGCAACAATTCTTTCTATAATTAAACCTGTTGAAATAACAGAAGTTATTAAAGGATCAGTACGAACGAAACAGCGTTCTTTACCTATAGTTGCGAACTATATAACGCCACTCCTTTTTGTTAAAGATGACCAAAATTTAGAGTCATTAGTAAAAGACGGTTATAACAAAAATGGTGAATTAACTCACTATGTGTTTAAAAACAACACAATAAAACTTTCTGGTGCTGTTTTAAATATACAAAGAATAGTAAAAGAATTAGTCAAAGTAGCTTTAGAAAATAAAGATAAAGATTTTCTAACAAAGCAACAAAGTTTGCGCTATTTTGATCGGCGTCTAAATACTATAAAGAGTTCTTTAAATGAAGATTTACAACCAGTTTATGTTAA